GTTCTACTTTGCCTTGATTGCTCTAGCATTCTGGAGCAGCAAGCAGGTCAGAAAGAAAACTGTCCCACTCCCTTTACATGACGATGAGGAGGTGCTACAATACGGAGAGAACAAGGAACCTGATGAAACCAACCGTCATTCTTGAGAGATTTCCATACCGCTACGTTCAGTGTGGTATGCTAGAGATCAACGGTAGACCTGACTACCGTATCCAAAAGTTCAACGACTGGACCAAGCGTTATACAGACATGTATTTCCTTGACAACCAAATGCAACTAGACACCTGTCTAGAAGATGTAGAGTATACTAGATGGTTAGATCCAGATGGTGTTCCCTGCTATGTCCGTGACATTGTAAATTCAATTCAATTCTGTAACTAATCCTTATGTCTAATTCTCGTAACGATCTAGATTTTATTCGTGACATGCTCATCATGGCTCTCAATGAGAAGCGTGATAATATCATCGGTGACTTGTTCAAAATGTATGAGCAAGTTCAAAACCGACCCACTATTCCTACTGGTAATATTGACATTGACAAACTTGTCACTGACATGGGATCTGAATACAATTTTAATTTGAGTTCTGACTACATCCCTGCAGCACCAGCTTCTATTAATCTTGGCAATTCTCTTTCTGGTCAAGATGTAATCTCCTTCGGTGACTACAAGAGTCAGGAGTATCGTCCTGAATGAAAATAGTAGTTGTTGGTGGGGGAACTTCTGGATGGATAGTCACAAACTATCTGTCTGGCACACACCATTGCATCAACATATCTACTAAAGAAATACCAACCATCGGTGTAGGTGAGGGAACTACTGGTAAGTTCCCTGACATGATGGGTATTGACAAAACAGAACTGATGATGGAACTTGATGCCCTACCAAAATTAGGTATCAAGTTCAATGGATGGAGTAAGACTAGTGATTACTTCTGGTCTCCCATCGATGGTTCTGCAACAGCAAACTACTACATCGATTACTCTACATTTTCTCAGTATTTTACAGGGGCTTTGCCAACGTCATGTAGTAAATACTCTGTATTGATGGAAGATGGTCTAACTAATTACTCATACGAGAAAGATTTTCTTGTTGGTAACTGGGATCACCATGCATTACACATCGATGCATATAAAACTGCAGAATATTTCAAGAAAATCTCACTAGATTCTGGTGCAGTCCACGTAGAGGCACAGGTAGTTAAAGTAAACAGAGAAAAGAATGCTATCACATCACTAGAACTAGACGATGGTTCTACAGTAACTGGTGATGTGTTTATAGATTGCTCTGGGTTCTCCAGAGTATTGAATAGTCACCTTGATTGGATAGACTATTCAGAATATCTCCCTGTCAACAGTGCTGTGGTATACTCTGCCCCAGAAACTGAGAAGAAACCATACACAGTTGCTCAAGCAATGAAGTATGGATGGACATGGGAAATCCCTACCAGAAACAAAACTGGTAGAGGATATGTATATTGTGATAAGTATGCATCTGAGGATGATATTCTAGATGAACTTGGTGACGTTGAGAAGATCAAATCAATCAAGTTCACATCAGGTAGAATCGAGCAGTTCAAGGACTCCAACTGTGTGTCTATTGGATTGTCTTCTGGTTTTCTAGAACCACTTCAGGCAACTAGCATTCACTGTGCATTGATTCAGCTTGAGTTGTTCTTCTACTCGTTCCCCACTAAACAATCATTGTTGTGTGAGGATAGCACTAGTAGATACAACGACTTGATAGCAATATTATATGATGACATGAGAGACTTTGTGTCTCTCCACTACTCTGGTGGCAAAACAGACTCAGACTTTTGGAAAGATATTACATGCACTGATAGAGTGCATGAGATATTAAACATCTGCAAGGCAAGACTGACCAGATCTTTTGACTTTCCCCATGTTCCTGGCACGGTGAAGCAAGAGTCATGGAACCCTATCCTTGCAGGACTAGGACACTTTGATAAGAGTCTAGTCATGGATGTGTTCACATCAGATGGTGCTACAATGAAATGGTGGATGGGAAAGACCGATGAGTTCATACGAGAAGTCGCTGACAAATCTCAAAACTTCTTGACACCAGACCAACTCAATGCTATAATTACTGAAGTCACGGATGGACTATAACAGAACTGGTGGATCCAATAGACCCCTTCCGTGTGGTTGGTTCTTGTTTACAACTAAAACAAACAAGTGGCGTGCATGTGTAACCCCTCACACGAACTGTCACAAGGGTAAGTATATTTACTCTAAGTCGTGTATAAATAAAAACGTTACAATTTTGTAACAAATCCTAACGGAGACACGTCGAGTCTTCTATCATCTGTGGGTTCAACTCCACAAGTAAACAAACTTTTAAACAAAATGATCAAATCTGTATTCGCAGCAACCGCTGCCCTGTCCGTATCTGCTGGTGCCGCTTTTGCTGGCCCCTACGTTAACGTCGAAGCAAACTCAGGATTCACGGGATCCAGCTACAATGGAACCGCTACCGACCTTCACGTTGGTTATGAAGGCGAACTCGGTGAGTCTGCTTCATACTACGTCCAAGGCGGCGCTACTGTAGTCTCCCCTGACGGCGGCGAGAGCGACACCGTTCCTTCTGGTAAGGCAGGCGTTGGTATCGGTTTGACCGATGCTCTAGGTGCATATGGTGAAGTCTCCTTCGTAGGTAGCGGCGACAGCAACATCGATCGCGGTTATGGAACCAAGTTGGGTCTGAAGTATTCCTTCTGATTTCCATAAGGTAAACTGATTATAGAGGGGCTTGACGCCCCTCTTTTTTTCATATATAATATGTAAAGATTCATTACAAAACGTATCATGACCGTAACAACAGAAGATGGTGGACGCACAAACATGTGGGCATCAGAACCACGCATGTATGTAGATCCCACAGAAGCAGAGCGTTATGGGTATGAGACTCATGCTGACCGTGCTGAAAAAGCAAATGGTCGCTGGGCAATGCTCGGTATTATTGCTGGTGCTGTATCGTATGCCATCACAGGCAAATTATTTTTTGGAATTATTTGATGAATCTTACACAGGATGAACTCTGGGAAACGATTGACACCCTTGGATGGGATGTAAGAAATGATAACATTGTAATTGAGATCGGTGGCACAGTAGTTTCTGGCATCCACCAAGGTGAAAATTACAATCAAAAGTGGGCGACACCATATGGTGTCCGCAAATATAATAAGGATGCATTCATCGTTCTTAAAAACCTTTCGCGCACTCCTTTTGAATCATCTAAACCTATGGATAGAGAGCACAAACCTCCTCATTCACAGGAACCTACTGAACCACAAGACATTACTGTCAACATGGAAGGTGGAGTTGGCGGGTCATGGGAAGTTAAAGGAGAAGATGACCAATCCTAATCAATTGTATCAAGACATGCAGAAACTGGATGACATGTATGAAGAACTTCTATGGCATCCAGATGACGAACTACAATTCACCCATGATGGTGAACGCATTATCATAACAAACACTACATTGGAGAACAAAAAATGAAATTCGGATTCACACCTGAGGCAGAGATCCTTAACTCACGTCTAGCAATGCTTGGTTTCATCATCGCTGTTGGAACTTATGCTACTACAGGACAAATCATTCCAGGAGTATGGTAAATGGACACCAGTAACTTTCTAGCATTAGTAGTTGGATTCATGGTAGCAAATTTTTTACTATATCTTATCAAAGAATCTGATGATGATAATGGTGGAGGTGATGGCGGTATCATGACACCTATCATGGCACCTACAAATTAAATAAATAAAGACATATCGTCGCCACTTAAAGAGACCTCTGCCACATAACAGAAGGTCTCTTTTTTATTGTCCATATTAAAATAAGTAATGATTGATACACAAATGTTCCATATCTACGACAAGGAGACTAGTAAACCTGTCAAAGTGTGTATGACAGTTGAGGAACTGGAACAAATGATAGCAAAAAGAGAGGTAGATTGGAAGCACTGGGAGGTAGAAACGTGCTATACTGATCCCAGTTCGGAAGACCCCTCCTACTAGTTGAGTATAATCACTCATCTTTCAGGGGTTGACGGGCATAGCACAACCTGCTATACTAAATACATCGGCAAGTTAAGGAATCAAAACATTTCTTAACGTTTCGTAACACCCCGCAAACCAAGACCTCTAGGGTGTATAAAAACGTCTTTCATATCCCGGACTTAGGGTGTCTGGGAAATAGTAACTCCACCATTCCCTGATGGTCTTACTTTTTTGTTTAAAACAATGGCTTCAACTCTTTCAAGGCAACAATCAACCTCTTCGTGGGAATCTTTCTGCGAGTGGGTAACTTCTACCAATAACCGCCTCTATGTCGGTTGGTTCGGCGTACTGATGATTCCAACTCTGTTGGCAGCAACCATCTGTTTCATCGTCGCCTTCGTCGCTGCTCCCCCTGTGGACATCGACGGCATCCGTGAACCCGTCGCTGGTTCACTCATGTATGGTAACAACATCATCTCTGGTGCAGTTGTTCCATCTTCCAACGCAATTGGTCTTCACTTCTATCCCATCTGGGAAGCCGCATCACTTGATGAGTGGCTGTATAACGGTGGTCCTTTCCAACTCGTAGTATTTCACTTCCTTATCGGCATCTATGCATATATGGGACGTGAGTGGGAACTTTCATACCGTTTAGGTATGCGTCCCTGGATCTGTGTAGCATACTCAGCACCAGTCGCTGCAGCATCTGCTGTATTCCTCGTCTATCCTTTCGGTCAAGGTTCTTTCTCTGACGCAATGCCCCTGGGTATCAGTGGCACCTTCAACTACATGCTTGTCTTCCAAGCAGAGCACAACATTCTCATGCACCCCTTCCACATGCTCGGCGTAGCAGGTGTCTTCGGTGGTTCATTGTTCAGTGCAATGCACGGTTCTTTGGTTACATCTTCACTCGTCCGTGAGACGACTGAAACTGAGTCACAGAACTATG